CCAGAGCACGAGGTTTTACTGTCGGTTCACGGCAACCTGACAGGTGGGACATGGTATATTTCAGCTCATTACGCCAGCATCTACTCCGACCTGGATGCTCAGGCGAGCTGGCATCCCATCGACCTGGACGACTTCAATATCTCAGTTGAAGGAATCCATATTGCAGACCCGCACATGGTCCAGGACTTCAACGAAACCTATGGGCTCATGCTGTCGTATGGCTATGACCAAACGGATATTTACCAATGCTATTATGCGGGGAATCTGACGGCCTTCTACGAGGAGATGATGGGGTCGGCCTGGGGCCCCACATTCACGTCTTCGCCGGACACGAGCCAGTTAATCAATACAGCGTATAGTTATCAGGCGGCGTGCAACGAATCTGTAACCTGGGGCGCGTACATAGCCACGAATGCGAGCTGGCTCACATGGTCGGCCACTAATCATACAGTCTACGGCATGCCTGAGGTCGCTAACATGGGGGCGTTCTATGTGGATATCCCTGCCATCAGCGTGAGCGGTCGATATGTCGAGCACCAGAATTACACGCTGACCGTCGCGGCCAATATGCCAAGCATCACTTCCTCGGTTCCAGGCAACGCGACGGAGGATGCTCCCTGGTACTATCTCGCTCAGGCGGACGACTCGGGGACTTGGGGGTTGACGACTAATGCGAGCTGGGTCACTCGGTCCAGCAACAATTACTCGGGCACTCCCTCAAACCTCTATTCCGAGGAGTCATACTATGTCAATGTCACGAATACGGGCCCAGGTGGTGAGGATTATCAGAATTTCACGGTCTTCGTCTATAATCGTGCGCCCGTCTTCAGCACCACGCCAGTGACCAATGGGACCACGGGCGTGATGTACGTCTATGACGCCATCACGGATGATGAAACGACAGGCGGAAACTACACTCTGGAAACGAATTATCCAGCATACATGTTCGACGGGGAAACCGGCGAGCTGTCGTTCTCAGGTGCTGAGGGGGATTATTGGTTCAACCTCACGGCGAACGATAATCGCGGTGCGGCTAATTCGACCGTCTATCAAAACTGGACGGTGGAGGTTGAGGCCGAGATAGTAATCTCCGACTTCGACGTATCCGTGGGGGTCATCCTCAGCCTCGTGCTGGGCTTCGGGCTCCTGGTCCTCGGGGCCATCATCAAGGAACCCATCTTCACCGTACTGTCTGGCATCGTCTGGTTCTTCTCGGCCCTGGCGGTTTACTCAGCCATAAATACGGGTTGGGCGATACTAAGTATAGGAATCGGGATGACGGCACTCGTGCTCGGAGGGTTGACCTATGCTGAAGACAAGAAGGAATAGATGGCCTGGGCTCGCACTCGTCGCCCTGGTCGCGTTCGTGGCGTCGGCGAGCACAGCGGCGGCATTGCCGTTCAATGAAGTGCCCGAGGCTATGGGAAGTGCTCTCGGGGTATCCACCGACATAGCTTCGCTCATGCTCGCGTGTGGCATCCTCTTCGCGGTCCTCATGCCGATGGCAATGGTCAAGATGAAACCGATACCGATAGCGGCCACGACTACACTTGTCCTTGCGCTCTTGGTCGGTGTCGGATGGCTTCCGGTATGGGTGCTCCTCGTCGTCATCATGATGGCGGCGGCGACCTTCGCCAGCTTCGCCAAGGGGTTCGGTGGTTAGCATTAGCCGCCGCCGTGATGACCACGCCGAGGACGAGTTGCTAAAGCCCATCGTGTGGGTTGTCGTGTTCGTGGCAGTATGTGCGCTCCTCGTGGCTATGGTCAACCAGTACTATGCAGAGAACGCATTCGGCGGCCAGGCGGAGTATTCGACCGGATATCAAACGATTGGTGGGCTCACTTATGACATGCTTGACCCGGCGGGGGGGTATGTCGTAAGTGAAGATTATATCGAAAGCCATGTGGATACTGCCGACGGGGACGTCTTCATATTCGAGGATGTCACGGTCCAGCTCGTCCGTGACAACTCAATCTATGCTCCCTGGACCGGATTCGAAACTGCGGAGTACCATGATTTTTTCTGGCTCAGTGTCGAATATGGTTGGTGGACCATCAAATCGGATGCCCTTCCGTTCGAAACCATCCTGAATAACTATGATGGGGAAACCAATGTCAGCATCAATGATGTTGCGCTCGGCCATCGGTCCTATACCTTTTTCGTGCAAGGCACGGGCGGGGGCGCGGGTTCTTTCGCTCAGTCACTAGATGCTAACCTAATCAATGTCAGCATCGGTGTTGACCTCGAAACGGCCCTGGCTCATAATTCTCTATGGAGTACTCTGGGACAGATTCTGACTCTTCAGCTAGTCGATACTCACTGGACGATTAACCTGTTGGTCGCGGTCCCGATATGGACGGCTATTGGTGTGCTCGCGTTCCAGGTCATAAGGAGTTTGGTACCTTGGTGATTCAAAGGTCGGTCGCGTACGCTGTCGGTATGATTGTCATAGTGCTGGCATTTGCGCCAGCGGTGTCAGCGTACAATTGGTGGTGTTATACTTCAGAGAGCTTCTGGGTCTATCCAGAGGGTGGGTTCCTCCAATCCGATTTCAATTACTATGGGACCGAGAACGCCTCCGACCCGCTCAGGCCAGTCTTCGGCTACAACTATAACACCCTCGCGGGGTCCGACCTCGGATATGTCTATGATGGCCTCCCTCAAGATGATTGGCCTGCGGGGGTAGAGCTAACGGAAGCCTATGCGGATTATCCGAATGTCCTGGTTCAAAACTCGATGTATTCTCGCAGTTCGATGTATTGCTGGGACTTGCAGGATACCGATACCGAAGGCTATGGTTCCCATGTCATGCGGATGGCCCTGGACCTCCCACCTGGCCTGTCCGGGTATTATCAACTGTCGTATTTTGCGACCATCAATATCTTCGAGTACCTGAATCCGGCGAGTGCCTTTAGCGAAATCAAATGGACGCCCTCCGAGAATCTCACAATCCGCCTTGGGCTCGCAATGCCAGCATCCTCGCCTTACGACATTCAATACAATTGGTCGGACCCCGCAGAAGTTGAGGATAACTATGGCGCTAACTACATAGTCGCCGATTCATTTGGTTATGACCTCACTGCCAATCAAACCAATTTCCTCCAAGGTTTCCGGCCCTTCTCAGCCGCCGAGCTTGAGGATGTCCAGCTCGCCATCGATTGTTACATACATGAGGACTTCTGGGGCCTGGCAACCGAATACGATGACGGTTATATCCGGGCGTATGTCGCCGCCGCCGGTGTCCTAGTCACGCCAGTCCCGTACTCCGAGCCCGTGGCATCGACAGCGGCGTTCATCCTCCGCCCGGACTCCGACCTCAACTGGACTCAGAGCTGGACGGGCGTACCGAACGCCACGGACCTACACGAAAACATCAACGACAGCGCGGCATTGGGGGATGGCGACGACAGTTACATCCGGGCCCTCTGGGACGAGTACGCGGTTCATTGGAGCGGTCTATCCGACCCACCGGAAACGGCCAGTGACGATTACCGTTATGAGGTCACGCTCTGGGTCATGACTCGTGAAACGGTCGATAACTTCAACGACGAGCTAAGAACGGCGGTGGTCCTCCCTGGCTTCGGCATGACGCCCTGGATTAGTACGGCGGTCTTGACCGACCCAGGGGCCAGCTACTGGAATTTCACCTATCCACAGCTTGAGGTTCCCGAAACGCTGAACGAATCAACCAATTGGACGCTGGACGAGCTGACGGACGCCATGCTTCAGTTCACGCTCACGGGGTCCGACCCATACGGCGAGATTCGGATTACCCAGGTCGCCCTGTATTGTGTGCCATGTGAGTATGTGGCCCCTCCGCCAGAGTTCGACTTTGACGGCGTCGCAGGGTTCCTAGTCAACGGCGGCCTGAGCCTTATTTTTGCATTCATAGGTGTTGCGCTCATGGTCGTGGCCCCAGCGGTCGGGGTCATCCGGGCCAAATCTGGTGAAGGTGGGATAATGGGTTTCATGATTTGCGTCTTCCTCATTGCGCTCGGGACTGGGCTTCTCTGGGTCGGGCTTGCGGGGCATTGGTGAGTGCCGGGTTTCCTCCCAGGCGTATTCGTCCAAGCTTCCCTGGTCGCCCATCTACTCAGTCCTCCCTCGGTTGCCAGTTGTCCGTTGGCTCGTATCGAAAGAGTAACCGCCAGCACCTAGCGCACTTCTTGGCCGGTTCCTTCAAAACGGCGTGAAGGCGTTTTGACCCGATGCGACCAGCCTCGTGTTCCTTTTGCGCGTCCTCCCCGATTTGTGCAACCATGCAGTTCTCGCAACTCCGTTCCTCGCTAGGCATCTAATCCACCGCCTCGGGGGGTGACACGCAAGCCAACTGGCCCAGGTTCTCGATGCCCACAGTTAGGGCATACCCAGAGGGCGACACGCCCAGAGGAGATACTCCGCCAGGCCCTGGCCTCCATGCTCGTGGCGCAACTAGGACAAGGCAAACCGTCCGTGTTCCTCTCCTCGTCATCCATGCGGTCAACAATCAGGCCGAGGCCGAGGGCCAGGGTCCGTACTTGGTCATCGTCTAGGGCCAGGCCGTACTTGGAGCCATGCCCTGCGATTCGAGTCTGTCCCCCTCGGTGGTCAACAATCAAGGCGTCGCTTGATATGCTCACGGTCACGCTCGCACGGTCGAAGCTGATTACTGCCTTCTCGGTCGCCATGTCCTCACTCCTCGCATGAAGGGGTTTCTAAGGGGTTTGCGGTGGTTTGCCCATCGACTCGATGCTGTCCCTTCCCTAGTCTGTCGGCGGCGGGGGTTCCTTCAGGATTCGCGTCTGAGGGGCCTTTCCGTCGCGTTTGCGGCCCACGAGGAACGCGGCTAGTATCAAGCCGAGGCCGACGGCCCAATGCCCTGCAAGGGCTCCTATGACCGCTCCGAGGCCGCCGACGAAGAGCCAATCCCTCAGCTCGTCCATCTGTCCCTGTTTCAGGTGCTTCATGGTGGGGTCTTCTCCTTTTCTAGCTCGTCCTTTTTCAGCTCGAAGAACCATAGGCCCTGTTCAATGAGGGTATGCGCGACCTGTTGCATGTGCTCATAGGTTCCTCGCACGGTTTGGGGTTGGAGGCGAAGGGCGAAGACTCTCCTATTGGCCTCCGCCTTTTGACCGTCCAACACATACTGCAAGGCTAGGCTCTTGCATTGGTATTCATCGAGCTGTCTTCTTAGTTTCGCGTTCTGTCTTTCGAGTTCCGCTTTGGTGGTCGTTGTCATTCGTGGTCATCTCCTGTCTGAGCTTCGCAACCTCGGCCTGAATGGCCTTGATGCCATACTCGTGGTCCTTGAGTTCAAACCTCAGCGTCTTCATGGCTTCCTCAAGGTTAGCCATATCTATCCTGAGTCGGTCCATGTCGGTGAGCCGCGTCATTCTTCGGTCAGCTCCTGAATCTGGTGGTCCAGTCGGATGAACCGCTGGCGCAACCGGCCTATATTGGTCCTCGTCATGGCGTACTCCTTTTCCATCCCCATCAGTTCCCGCTCTTCCCGCTCAAGGTCCGACCTTATGAGGTCCAGTTCATCCCGAAGGCTTTGCGCGTGTGGGCAAGGCATTTAAGGGCCCCCTCCCCAGCTATCGTGCATGGGCGTCAGCCACGCGAAGATGGGGAAAACGGCCATTGTCCAGCCTAGCATGGACAACGCGAACGCTATCCAGGGGTCTGGGGTGAGGGTCGCTAGTCCGACGAAGGTAAGGCCGCCAACGATTGGACAGTATGCTTTCCACATAAAGGGCAACTCTTCCTTTAGGGTCATCGGTTCGCCCTCTTCTCTAGCTCGCGGCTCGCGTCCCACAGGTCCGGGTCGCCTGGGCGTTCGACGGGTGCCTCTAGGTCCATCGGCAAACCGGCGCATTCTCGGCGGTCCCGGTCGGCCTGGTCGCGGCATGCTCCGAAGCTCACGCATGAGTCGCAATGCCTCGGGTCATACCAGGCCTCGTCGTATCCAGGGCATTCGTCGTCATCGGTCCCCGGTACGCTATGGGCCTGGTCCTCCACCGGCCTGGTCCGGGCCATCCGAAGGAACACATACCCCAGGCCGATGGACACGGCCCCAAGCACAAAACCAAAGGTGCCCCAGAAGGCCCCGAGGACCATGCCGACGCCGCCTATGATGGACAGCTCGCCGTACTGTCTAGCGACCTTCGGGGCCATGATTGGGAGGGGGGGAAGGCGGCTCAATCTTCCCCCCTCCGCCTGGACCCTCGCGGGGGTTTCGGGGCAATCCCCAGCTCAAAATCCGGGTTGACATTCCCTGCTACTAGCTCGTCCATCATGCGCTTCTCCTCGTCGCAGTACTCAGCCTCACCGTGGCGTTTCTTGTGGCATGCGACGCAGGTAACAGCTCCCTGGGCGTACACAGCCACGCGACCAGGGCGTATCCATCCCTGACAGTCCCGGCATATCGCCGCGCTCGCCAGGATGATGGGCCTTCCGACCGGGACGGCCCCAGCTATCGGTGCTGGTTCGGTCGGGCTCATGCGCTCCCCCCCTCGGTGACTGTCAGGTGACTGTCAGGTGACAAATCGCCCTTCCCTGGGGTGCCAGGGGTATCTGGCGCATGTGCGGCTCCAAGGGTGTGGGTTCCCCCCATACCCCCCTCCCCCCCCCCTCCTACCTCCCCGACAGTGCCCTTCTCCTTGTCATCATCAGCGGCACGATACGGCCTAGCTCCAGGCCCAGCTCTCTCGGCCTGATACATCCCACAGCCAGGACACGCCCACAGCTCCGGCGTACGGCTCTCGAATAGCTCCGTACCACAGTAGCGGCATGTCGGCCTTCGCTCCACGGCTATCGGTCCAGCTCCGTCAGTCCTCATGGTCTTCTCGCTCCTAGTACAGCCCATATCCCTGGGCGCGGGTGCTATCTCGTGCGTCATCATTTGCTCCGACTCCTAGTTCCCGTAAGCTCTTCGACGTTCTAAACCGTTTTGCCAACAAGTTTATACCCCGCAGGTCAATCTCAGATGGGCGGCGGTCGGTCGGTTTCTTCCGACTCCGACACCGGCCCCGGCCCTTACTTCTCTTCGCCTCTCAACCTCCGCAGGTCGCCCTGAATCTTCACCTGGCGCACACGCAGGTATCCCGCATTCCTCGCCAGGGTTTCTAGCTCAGTCCTCACACACTGAAGGTCAGCATCATGTCTTATCATGTCGGCCTTCAGCTTTGCCAGCTCACCCTCGATTCTCTCGGTCAGCTCTTGCATGATTGGCGCAACGGTCATCGTGACCGCCTCGTGTCCATCCGATAGACCCAGCATCCGAACGCGGCCACGGCCAGCGCGGCCAGGGCCAGTTCCAAGACTGCGAGCCAGTCCATCTAGGCACCCTCTCGGATTCTCCAAAGTAGTTCGACCATGAAGATGATGCCCAGATAGGCGCATGGGCCTATCCCGATACCCATCAACACGCAAGCCCAAAGCTCCTCTCCAACCACTTGGGTGAGTGATAGGCACGCCCACATGCTCGAAAAGCAAATGGACCCGCATATCGCCACCATCAGGTTGGACATTTTTTCGATGTCCATCTAATCCCTCCGGGTCTTCATCAGGAGCCAATCAATCTCCCACGCTCTTCCCAGGCGGCACTCGAACGGCACGGGTATGTGGAGGTAATGCCGTATGTGCCAGTAGAAGGGGAATTTGCGGCCCAGCCTCCGCCACACGAGCTTGAATTTCGCCCGTGGCTCAAGGCTCTTATCGTCCCCTTCTCCGGTGCCCTCGATGAACCAATCCAAGGTCCAGGGCTCGAAGCTCCTGACATGGTATGCACACGGGACCATACCCTTCGGCACCCGGACGCGGAAACGGCCGCCGACCTTGAGCACCCGATGGACCTCTAGGACTAGCTTCTCCCAATCCCAGATATGCTCAAGGACATGCGAGCAATAGACGCCTTGCACCGACTCGTCGGCGAAGGGTAGTATGCCGTCTTCGAGGTCCAGGACGAGGTCAACGCCCGGCCCTGGTTGCGCGTCGATATTGACCCATCCAGGCCAGATGTCCCGGCCACAGCCCAGGTTGAGGCTCACCATTGTATCACCATCATGAAGATGATGCCGACTACGAAGCCCGAGCACGCTATGCCGAAGAGATACCAGAATCGTATGTCAATGAGCATGCTGATTAGCTGGTCCATTTCCTCCCTCGATGGCTCCATGTCAGCACTTCCCCCCATACCGGCATGCGGCGCACGATGCCCCACACGCCATACAGTGTCGGTCAGGCCCCTCTCTCGCCTCGGGACAGCACACACCAGGCGCGTGTCGGATGCCGTACGCCTTCTCGCGTGGCGGTATGGCCTTCCCGGTCCTCGTCTTCGTGTGACAGCGGGGGCATGTCGCATAGAACCCTCCGCCGTGGTACTCCCACGTGTAGCCACAGCGGGGGCATGTCAGGCTCTGCGTTTCGGTCTTCGGCTTCTCATTCACATGTACTCTTGTCATGTCTTCACACTCCTGGTTATCTCTCTGACGATTCGTGCTGGAGCCTCATAGTACACGGTCCAGAGTCCATGAGCGCATGTAACGCGCTTGATGGGGAATAGCTCCTCCGGTGAGGCCCTGCGTGTCCCGTTCGACTCCTGAAGGGATTGGTAGAAGAGGTTTACGGCCTGGTCCTTGGACGAGGCACCAGGCACTGTATGACGGACTAGGGGCATCTGATATCACCCGAAGAGGGCCACGAGTCCGTCGGCGGCCTCTTTAGCGTGACGGTCGCACGCCCAAGTCTTCAGAAGCTGATAGTGCTGGATGCAACCGCATTCTAGTTTTACCTCGATGATTCCCGCACTGTGATTGATTTTAATGTCCATTAGTTTCAGCTCCCAACCTTCTTATCACGAGCTTCGAGCCTAGTCATCAGATGGCCGAAGTCCATGCAATCGAACGAATCCACAGCTTCGATACGGATTAGCTCTCGCATGCCCTCTTTCATCTGGTGGATGGCGTCCTCTTTCCTGACCACGAATAACGCACGCTGGCAATCATCACAGACGCACGCTTGGAGTTCTTCGACAGTGCGCTCCTTGTCACGGACCGAGCGCACGATGGCCCGAATCTGGTCCAGGTTCAATCTGTGTATGTGTGTCATCTTGTCCAGCTCCTACACTGTCGGCAAGGCGGCTAGGAATCCCTGGGGCAAGGCGGCGACAAGCTCGCCTCCAAGGATTTCTAGCTCCACCTGGCGGTCGGCGTCCTCGGTGTCACGGGCGAGCCTCGTCACAGCGTTCGCCAGGCCCCACTGAGTCTTACCGGCGGGTGTGCCTAGCTCCTGGGCAAACATATCCACCAGGCGGTCGCGCTCTTCCTGGGACATGCCCAGGCGTGGAGCCGCGAGATTGACTATCTCGGTGATGTTGCCCGTCAGCTCAACCTGGGCTGAGGCTACCGTCTTGGTCATGTACTTCTCCCAGAGGGTCGGCTCCAGGGCGGTCCTCACGGTGTCCGCGACCTGGGCAAACAGGGCCTCGTCCGTCTTCCTTACGGTCAGCTCTGACCACTCCACGACGCCCAGCTCTAGCTTCTGTCCAAGGTGGACCCTCTGGACGATGTCCTCGTGCCAGAGGCCATTAGAGCACACCAGGCGGTACATGCCGAGGGCGACGGCCATGCGTCCGGCCCCGACCTCGGAGTTCGTCAGCATGACCATAGGCTGGACCTCGTCGCCAGGCTTGACAGCGGATACGATGCTCGGGACTCGGGCCCGGACATACATTCGCGTGTCGGTCAGGTCGCATGCGGTTATCTCGATGCTCTCGCCCGTCCGGTCCTTGAAGGTCTTCAGTTGGTCCATGAACGAAAAGAGAAGGTCGTAATTGTCTATCGGCCTGTACTTATCGCTCAGGATGGCCCTGATTTGACCGTCCAGGACGCGGAGAAGCCTCCGGTCCTTGGTGCCTATCCACGCATTGACATTCCGGGCCCAGAGGTCAAGTTCTCCGGCCTGAATCATGCGGTCGTAATACCGCTGGGGGATACCCATCTTGTCCGCTAGTTGCTTGTGGGCATATCCCGTCACGGGATAGACGCGGACGCCGGAGCCGCTGGGCTCCGGGACCGCGAGGCCGTACGCCTCCACCGAGTTGTCGTAACCGCGCTCAACGAACGCCTTGATTGATTCGCTCGGGGCGACGAGGTCCACGCTGTTCTTCTTCTGTCTTTCAAGCTCCACGCACATGTCTGAGAGGCTCACAGTTCTTAGGTTCATTTTCTCCGACTCCTTTGCTGGGCCCAGGCCATGTTACTGACCAACGGGCCCATGATGGTGGGGGACAGTGCCCCCAGGTGGTTTAGTGCCTCCCAATCATGCTGAGGGCCTGGGCCTTGGTCCCGTAGTAGTGCCAGCGTTCGCCCGGCCTCTTGGCTCGCCAGATAGTCCTCCGGTGCGCTCTCAAGGCGGCCCCCAGGTGTTCGTCGCAACCTTCGCATGGGTCATCACACATTGTGACAGTGTAGTCGGCCATCGCTTCGACAAGACGAATGCGCTCGGCCCGTCCCTGGGGTCCAGTGTAAACGGTCGCCCTCATTCGTTGGCCCCCAGGTGTCTGTACTTCCTGTCGGCGGCTCCAATCTGCCTTCTCATTTCATCCATTACCGAGGGGTCAATGCGCTCCTCGAACACCGACCAAACCCTGTACACATGGTGTTCAGTACCCGCGTGGATGACATAGTCGCCCATGCCAGTCTGATATCCGTCATCCCACTTTCCACTGACGTCTTCAACCTCGGTTCGCAGGTAGTCCGCGAATCCGTCAACGGTCGGTATCCTGGGGCACTTACTCTTCACATATCCATCTATCACTGAAACCATTTTGTCCGACTCCTATCACCCCATAGGTGGGTAGTAGGATATATACCCAGCGATGCCGTTTCCAACGCCGGGTTTATAACCACCGATTACAATGACCTGCCGTGAAGGTCGCCCTGTACGCCAGAGTGTCCAAGGCCGACGACTCCCAAGACCCGGAGAATCAGCTCCTGCGGCTCAGGCAGTACGTGTTCGCCCGGCATTGGGAGGTCGAAGGGGAATACATCGATATGGCGTCAGGGGCGGACGCTAACCGGCCTCAGCTCTTGCAGATGCTCAGGGACGCCGCCGGGCATCGGTTCTCACTCGTGCTCACTGTCAGGATAGACCGGATTGCCCGGTCATCCCTCCACCTTAAGCAAATCATAGCGGACCTCGAATATCACGGCATCAAGTTCGAGTGTACGGACCAGGCCTTTTCGACCGCGACCCCCACCGGGCGGCTCCTCTTCGGAGTGCTCGGAGAGATTGCGGAGTTCGAGAGGAGCCTAATCATCGAGCGGACCAAGGCCGGACTCGAACGGGCGAAGGCTCACGGAAAAGTTCTCGGGCGTCCGCGTAAGGTGGTTGACATGACTCAGCTCGCGGACCTCCGGGCGCAAGGAATCGGGTACGGGTCGATAGCTCGCCTAACCGGTTTGTCGTATTCGACGGTCCGGGACCGATTGAAAAACGGGGGGTCCGGTTTGAGAGGAAACGATGCCCTCGAATCAGGGACTAAGGAAACGGACGAATAACAACGGGTGAACCATGAAAGCGATACTGATGTCAGCGGATGGGGTAGCATACACGGATACAGTGCCTAGCTCGAAGAGGCAGGTCCAGCTTCGGGATGGGTACCATATCGTCACGCCAGTAGCCATCTATCGGGACATAGAGCACCGACGCCCTTCTATCGCGGTGTACTGGCAGGGACGAGTAACTCCTGACGGCGGCCCAGGAGAAGAGGCCCCGACCCACGAATCCGCCAGGACATTCTTTCACGAGCAAGCCATCTTGAAGGACAACAAAGCGAAGGCGGGGGTATCCAAGGCATGGGTCCGCCAGGTCATCCTGGCTCTCGTGTTCTTCGCTAAGACATTCGGCATGGCCTTCGGTGCCGCAATGATGGCAATGGTGCTGTATATATTCCTGGTGGTGCTCCGGTGAAGGCTCGCGTGGTCAAGACTGAAATGCCGTTTCGTCGCCTCGTCGCCCTGATTGAACTCAAGGGTTCCTGGTACCTCATGCGGGTGTACGACGTATCGAAGGGCCCGGTCCCAACCACGCTCAAGGTCAGAGGGAATACATACACATTGGACATGAGCGCGGCCTATAAACTGAAGGGTTGGTCCCCGCTCCACGGCCCGACATGGTGGTGGGGCACCTATTACGATGTCTTCGACCCGTACATCTATCGCCCTGGGTTCCTGGTCTTCAGGGAGCCAACGACTCTGAGCGCGACCCCTATCGCTCCGCTGGACCGTCAGGCGGCCATGACCGCATACGAAACGCTGACGCCTTGGAGCAATCACGCATACACTGAGTCCAAGCTCAAGGCAAAGTATGATGCCTCCACCAAGTACGGGGGGGCGGTCGATGCTCGCATGCTAATCATCATCCTGGCGGCCCTCTTCGGCGTCTTCGCCATGCTAGTTGTCGGAGGGTTCATCAGTGTTGGGTGATGGGGTTGCGGTCGGTTTGGGATGCCAGGGCCAGGGATGGGCTCCTGGTAATCTCCCTGATGCTGATGGGCGCGGGGGTGTACTCACGAGGCCGCTATATGCTGGGCATCATCGGCGGCCTTATGGTCTTCATGCTCATTATCTTCGACAGGCCAAAGGTGGTTGACGATGGGACTGGACCCAAAAACGATTGTGACAGAAACGCTGGCAACCAAGAATGATGACCCCAATATCGCGGAGATAAAGACCAGGCTCATGTCCCGACAGCAAAAGGCCTGGGACGCGGCCCAGGACAAGATGATACTGGCGTGGGATTGGGATTTCCTCAAGCGCGAGAAGATTCAGGACGAACGCCTGATGATGGCGTATCAGGGTCGCAGGTCCGACGACTTGGTGGAGGTTGCGAAGAGCGCGGATAACAATAAGCTCCTGACTCGTGGCATCCAGTCTATGCGTGACGCATACGGGACCAGCGGCGGGTCAGAGGGTAAGTAGGATGTCCGAGGGTAGCAAGTCCGGCGTCCCGGCGGTCCCTCTTCGCTACATGGATTCCCAGGTCTTCATGGTGGGCCAGTACACGGACGAGTACCCCATTGGCATGGATAAGCGCGGCCCTATTGTCGTCCCGTCATACGATGAACGGTTCATCGACTACTTCGCGGACCGGCTCAAGTACCATGTGCGCGACGGGTACGACGTCATCATCCTCGTGACGGGGAAGAGGCGACGGGGGAAGAGTAATTGCATCAATGCCATACACCTGAAGGTTGACCCAAAGTTCCCGGTGGAGAATGTCGCGTTTACCCTCGAAGACTTTTATCAAGTCTTCGCGTCCAACCCATACGCTGACCCGGAGAACGGCGTCTATCCCCAGGCCGCCGCCGATGAATCCGGTTTCGCCATGAACGCCCGTAACTGGATGGAATCGGCCCAGCGTCACTTGGAGCAAAAGTTCGAGGTCGGCGGAATCAAGCGTGAGATTGTCAGTCTGACATTGCCTCACCGTATGAAGCTGGATAGTGCCATCCGTGAAGACATGGCGGTGTACTGGATTCATATCAAGCTCTATGAGGGTAAGCGTGGCCTGGCGATTCTCCGCGAGGGAATCGAGAACGAGTTTGAGCAACAGATGTACTGGGAACCTCTCTGCGTCTTCCGGTTCCTTCCGCTCGAAGGCCCCTGGTGGGAGGAGTACACAGCTCGGAAGAAACTGTTTGTAGATGGGACTCTAGCCTCGGGCGCGGCGACCAAGGAATCCGAGCGGGTCCGACAGCTCACCGAGCAACGCAACAAAGCTCTAAGACAACTCTATACGGTTACGCGGGAGTCCCACCGGGAGATAGCCCGTCGGGTTGACATGCCCCTGTCAACCGTGGACAAGATTCTAAACTATTCGTCGCACTAGGTCGGCCTCGGGTCGGCCTCGGCCCGGCCCCACGGACAGCACACTCCACCCACGGAATGCGGCGGCCTTTTCTCGGTTGGTTCGCCTCGTGGGGTTAGTTCTAGATAAGGGATTTGTAGGGATGGCGTATGGCGTGAGGGGTTGATTTGAGGTCGGAATCTGACGGTATCTGGCGCATGTCGCCGTCAGAGGGATGCACGCCACGCCACTACCCAAGCGCGACAACCTAATCATATTCCCCTGCTTTTCAGGGGTGCGGAGGTGAAAATTACGCTTGGAATCAAGACGAGGCTGAAGAGGCTTGTCGGTGAGGACGTACAGGCGGCTATCTCTCTCGGGGGATTGCTGTTTGTGGTCATCTACACTGTCGTGGGCATGGCGATGTGGCCGCTCATAGGCGGGTACGTTGACAACGCGACCAACGAATCCCATGAGGATTACGTTGGCGACGACAGCGCCGGGCTCGTGTCGATGTTGCCCATCTTCTACTTCCTGATGCTGATATCGGTCCCCATCGTGGCCGTTATCGTCATGCTGAAGGTAGCGGAATAGGCACGGACACAGTCCGGGACAGGGGAAGCCCATCCCCTGTCGAAAACCTCTTAGCTCATGAATGCCCTGACGAGTACATGAGCATTGCACGGTCGGCACGAGTGTTCTCAGCGGTCTTCGTATCGAGTCTTTTCTTTTCCATCATCTTGGCCCTTCCTCATGGGGTCAACGCTGATTATATCGGTGAGAGAAACAGCTTCGAATCGTACTCGGTCGGAACGACTTCTCTAGGAGCCAACTGGACCGCGACGAATGAAAATCTCTATGTCACGAATACGATTACAATCCCCGATGGCTCAAAGGCTCTGAATATCACGGGCACGTCTTCGACGGTATGGGCATGTACGCTCAAGCACACGCTGACTGAAACTCAGGATTACAGTGACGGTGATATCGCAAATTATACCTGGTGGGCGCGGGTCAGTAACACAGCGGCGACCGATTGGGTCATGCACCTTTATGCGCCCGGCATCCCCAACGCAGTAATCTCTTTCATGGTTGTTGCTGGGTCGGTACGGGCGTACTATGCGGCATCATCTTATGCGACCCTGGGCACGATGTCCATTAACACATGGTACGCCTTCCGTGCTGATATCAATATGGCGAACGATACCTGGGGGTGGGCGTATGGCGCGACGATGCCCACAGCTCCGACCGGATGGGGTGCAGTCCGCAACCAGGATTATGACGCGACACTATTCTGGGTCGGTGGGAGCTACCAAAGCGGCGATACTCTCTCTATCGATGATTTCCAGCAGGTGTTCGACACTCCCCCACCATACGGCCCAGTCATCCTTAGCAGTCCCGATGAGTCCGTTGACGCCGCAGAGGAGTACACTTTCGACGCCGTTTCTACTGTTGCTGATAATGGCCCTACAGATTGGACGCTGACGACGAATGCGACCTGGCTCACGGTCGAAGGCTCGCCGGATGGAACGAAATACTGTAATCTGAGCGGGACGCCCGGTTATGGAGATACCGGAAGTTATTGGGCGAATCTATCGGTTGCCGATGATAACAGTAGCGACTACATCAACTGGACCATCACAGTTGTTAATCCCCCTGGCGTTGACCTTGTATTCGAGTCATCCAATCCGGTTAGAGTCCCTGATGATGCTTGGGAGAGTACTGTCCTCTGCGAGCAAGTCGATTGGAAAAACGAATCAGGTGGTTTCAACTCGTGGTATCGAGGCAACTATGGGGCATCCTCGAAGCTGGGGTATTCGACTTCAACCGATGGCGTAACATGGGTGGATGACGCAACGAATCCCTACTCCGACCCGGTCGGTTTCGCCTATTGGCAAGGCGTCGAATACGCGGGATGTTTCTACCTCTTCGGCGTGAATCTGACGGACAAAGACCTCTATATGTGGAACGCCACTGACAAGGAAAACCTCGTGCCCATGAACGGGGGCGAGCCAGTCTATACGAATAATCCGACTTCGAGCGCATGGGATTACAGCCTCTTCAATTGCGGGGTTGTCATAGTCGGGGATACCTGGCACATGCTCATGGAGGGGAAACCCTCGGGTCTAAACTTCGTAATGGGCTACTCATATTCGAATCTCACCGAGCTAAACTGGACTGCACATAGGTCATTGACATATCTATGGACGCTGGGAGGGAATCCCTATCTATGTTATGAGCCAGAGCACGAGGTTTTACTGTCGGTTCACGGCAACCTGA